ATATCCCCGCCAACGTGCAGGACAAGGAGTTGCGGAAATACATTGACAAGCTCGCACAATAGTTTATAATAAGGTTATGTTTGAAAAATACAAAGATGGAGATCTCATCACTCTAAAACTGGCTTCCGGAGAAGAGGTCATAGCGAATTACAAAGGCAACGACGACTCTAGCGTGAGCATAGAGAAGGCACTCGTGCTGATGCAGGGACCTCAGGGCCTGGCGTTTGGCACGTTTTTCTCCACTGCCAGACAGGATGAAGTGATAAAGATAGCCAAGGCACAGGTGATCACGATCGCGTACATCAACGACAAGATCGAGAGCGAGTACAAGAGGATATTCTCGACCATACAGACACCTCCCAAACCCAAGATCATAACCTGATGAAGCACTTCGAGAAACACAGCAGGGGCATGCGGGCACTGGTGGACTCATCAGAGGCACTGCTCAACGCCATGGAGACGCATGGCATAGACCCGGAGACCGTGGCCAACAGGCCGGAGTTCTCGGTGTTGGTGCATTTCCTCAAGAGCATCATAGATGGTGAATTAAATATACCCAACGAGCTGACCGACAAGATAAGAGACTCGGCCATGCAGTTGGAAATTGATCAGAAGTTGAACAAGAAGTTGAACTGATGATCGAGAGGACTCAAAGACTTTCATCCCTCTATAAACACTCTGCAAGTCATCGAAACAAGGAGAAAAGATGACTTACTACTCAACAAAGACATACGGACACAACATAGGACTGGCCTGCGTTTTCAGACAGCCCAACGCGGACCACTCACACTGCCATTTGCTACACGGCTACAGCCTGGCGTTCAGATTCACGTTTGGATGCAACGAGTTGGACAACAAGAACTGGGCGGTGGACTTCGGAGGACTGAAACCACTCAAGAAATGGTTAGAGGATCACTTCGATCACAAAACCGCAGTTGACAAAAACGATCCACATCTGGACAAACTGAAAGAACTGGAGAAGCACGACCTCGCGGAGATCGTGGTGTTCGACGGGGTAGGTGCGGAGATGTTCGCCAAGCACGCCTTCGACTTCGCTGACCAGTTGATACGTGAGAAGACCAATGGCAGATGTTTCGTAGAGAGTGTGGAATGCATGGAACACGGAGCCAACAGTGCCATCTACACAAGGAAATAAATTACTATTCGAAACGGTCATTGTACAATATGACACCCAACAGGTGAGGATCAACCTGTATGATACTCCTTTGGGTCGTAGATTCGTGGAAGCACTCAAGGACAATCTTGTTAAAAAGAGAATACTGGAAAAGAACTTCTGTTTCCTGGGGTGGGCCGATTCTAGTAGGAATCTAAATTTCCTAGTAAAGGAACTCAACAAAAACATCGCGCAGATAAACTCATACAATTTCAATCCACCCTACGAGAGGATACATCCTTTCGTCAGTGATGACTTCCAGTACAGCAGTGGTCTTCCTATCGGCCGGGCGCCGGACGGAGACATCACCAAAACCTTGGGCAAGAGATTGAAACACGAGGCCTGTAATCTGCTCCATAGGTACTTCGAGGACCTACAAGGCAGTGCTTGGCAGTTGTCTCCCTACTACCGACAGGCTGACTATAAAACCAAGTACGCGATCAGACAACTCAATAATGTCTGTCATGAGATAGAGAGCTGGGTCAATGCTGATCGTAAGGCGTCCTTGGAACCGGAATGGATGAGGCCATCACAGATCACAACGTTCCTCAATGCACCCAGGTACGATTTACACCCAGAGGATTACGAACTGTTCAAACAGAACAGATACGATAGAGAACTTGGAGGAGTTTACCTGCACTGGAGTCAAGTGGGCAAGACCCTGTACGAGGTGTTCAGGGATGAAGGAGCACCAAAGATGACCGATGCCATGTGTAGCGAGATCAACCATCAGAAATATTACTCTGGAGAGTTCGACATAGAGTGGGGTGACACCATCACGGAATCCCAACACGATTTCAAAAGGGAGGAAATGGCTCAATACAGGGCATGGCTCAAGGACAACGGCTATGACTGGGATGATCTTAAACTCGCACTAGGCTACATCAAGATAGGACAGGTGGACATGAAATTGGCATTCGGAGATAAATCTTTCCTCGATGTGTATGACGTGATGAAGCACAACTTAAATATCACAGGAATACACATCATTGGCACACAGAGCTGGCAAAATTTATATGACTACAGGCTGGGTGACGAAAGGTGGCAACAGATACAGATAGAACACTTGAAGGAGGGTTATGAATCACGTGGTATGCGTTAAGTGGGGCAACAAGTATATCCCTAAGTACGCCAACGTATTGAACAGCATGGTGAAGAGGCACACCACTGTGCCCTACCAGTTTCACTGCCTCACCGATGATCCCACTGGTCTGGATGCAGATATCAACGTGATTAGACTGCCCGGGGATCCATGGATCAAGTCATGGTGGAGCAAACTATGGATGTTCGCACCCGAGATGCCCATCAAGGGCAACATACTGTATTTTGATCTAGATGTAGTAATATTCGACAACATAGATCCCTTGTTCTCACACCCAGGCAAGTTCAACATCATCAGGGATTTCAACAGGTGCAGGGTCAAGGACTGGAAACTGAGCAACAGCAGTTGTATGCGATGGCAGTCCGGTGCCATGGACTACCTATGGACGGAATTCAAGGATCGCTCCGCACAGATCATGCAGTCAAATCACGGAGACCAAGACTGGATAACCAAAAGGGCACGGGATGATATCACTTGGTTCCCGGAAGAATGGATCAGATCATACAAGTGGGAGATGGTGGGACTCAAGGACACCAAGCTCTTGACCAAGGACGGCAAGAAATGGTTCCGCACTCCGGCCAAGATAGAGCCCGGCAACCGGGTGGCGGTGTTCCATGGTCTGCCAAACCCCATGGAGTGTGCTGACAAGTTCGTGGAGGACAACTGGAGATGAGTTATGGACAGATCAAAGTCAAAAGGGCCAAACCCGGTCTAGACGAGATACCCGAAGACTGTGGATATGAGAAGAGGTTCAGATACAATATAGACATGAACAACAACGGAATCTCCGGTGAGTGTATAGAATGGTGCCAGATAAACTGCAAACACAGATGGGGGTGGTGGTTCGAGCAGAAGGATCTTTACAGTACTGCTTGGCACAACTGGGAGGACCAGAATGCCTACATGAGTTTCGCCAGCAAAAGAGAGGCCATGAAGTTCTGGCTGACCCTAGGAGTTGGCCATATAGCGAAAGGCAGAGATAATTAACAGTATGAGTCTATTCCTGATCACTGACGCCGCCAAATCACAGATTGAACGACTGCTGGAGAGGAACCCCGGCAAGTGGGCTGTGAGCCTTGCGGTGCTGGGTGGTGGATGCGCTGGCTTCAAGTACGAATGGGGATTCGCAGACACCAAGGAGAGCATAGGCGATGGTGATCACGTGGAGGACTGGGGCACGGGACGTTTCGTGGTAGACGAAACCTCGATGCTGTACGTAGCCGGAACCAAGATAGATTGGATCGAGGAAACATTCGGATCACAGTTCGAAATATCAAATCCCAATTCGACCTCCGCATGCGGTTGTGGAGAATCATTTGGCATCTGATGGACACCGCATTCGTAATAGGTAACGGTGAATCCAGGAAGATCTTTCCCATAGAAACATTAAAAGGTAACGGTATAATATATGGATGCAACGCCATCTACAGGGATCATCCTATGCTGTGTGATCACATCGTGGCGGTGAACACGCCCATGTATGAAGAATTAAAACAGTGGCACGATAAAACAGACAAGAAAATTCAGATACACAGCAGGGACGACATCAGTGGATGGAACTACATCTGTGACGGAGACCATGAGACTGACTGTCCACAGGGATTGAAACTGTACCGGATATGGCGTGGTGGCAATCTCAAGAAAGGAGGCCGGGTCAGGACCGTGGACTTCTCGGAGTCAAGGGGTTCAGGTTGCTCGGCAGTGCTGATGGCGGCCGAGAGTGGTATCAAAAATGTAGTGATCCTGGGATTCGACATCATGGGCGCACAGCAGTGGGAGATGTCAGAACCTAGCAGGATACAGAATAACATCTACAAGGATTCCCCCAACTACCCAGACAGGCACAGTATGAAGGCCTACCTCAAGTACGAGTGGATGTACCAACTGAGGCAGACGTTCAGGCGATTCCCTGACACCAACTTCCGTTTCATCAACAGGCGCGAGTACCTGGACGGCAACACGTTCCTGAGATGGTACTTCGATCAGCCCAACATACGGTCAGGCATCTACGCTGACCTACAGCGTTGGATCACGGGCCGGCGTGACGACATCAGTTGGATGCGATTATAGATCACAACGGTCACAGAAGTGCTCGTGGCCCTTGTCCATGCGTTCGGGATCTACCCGTGATTTGGGCTTCTTGAAAGTTTCTCCACAGCGGTCACACTTGAAGATGTACATGATGTTGTTGCGACGAACGGTGTGGCAGACACCCAGTTTGCTCTCCCTCTTGAACAGTTTGAGGGTCTTCTGCGTCTCTATGAACATATTCATATTTAATAAATACGCATAACAGATTATGGCTAGATTAACGATAGACACAGGAACAGCAGGAAATCCAGCGACGGGCGACACTTTACGCACGGCCATGACCAAGGTCAACGCCAATTTTGCGGAGTTGGCCGGCGATCTACAGATGTCAGGCAACACTTTATTGAGTGCTGACACCAACGGAAACATCATATTAGATCCAAACGGCACGGGACAAGTACAGGTCAATGCTGACAGATTAGTGATCACGACCACCAAGACACCAACAGCAATAGGAGCCACGGGTGATGTAGCGGGATCAATCAGTTGGGACGCGACCAACCTGTACATCTGCACTGCCAACTATGATGGTTCAACTGCCATCTGGAAGAAACTAGTATTACAGGCGATATAAAATGGCGAAACAGACGATTGACCTAGGTACATTAGGCGGTGCCGACGGTACCAGTGACAGCATCAGGACCGCGGGCGCCAAGATCAACTCCAACTTTGACGAGATCTACGCCAACTCGGCCATGTCATCTCAGATCAGTATTTCGGGCAACAACATCAAAAGCACACAATCCAACGCTGACATCTTCCTGGCAGGATCAGGAACTGGCGTGGTTGCCATCCCGACCATAACAATAGATTCAAACATCAACATCACAGACAACGTGATCAAGACCACTCAGTCCAACTCCGATCTACAGTTGGATGGTACTGGTACGGGATCGATACAGATCACAAAGTCAGACATCAACTCCGGCGACATAGACAACACCGTGATCGGAGGCTCATTGCCACTGGCCGGAACATTCACCACACTGTCTTCGACATCGCTGAATGCGGACGGGGTGGTGATCACTGACAACATCATCACTTCAACATCTGACGCTGACCTAGAGATCAGCGGCAACGGTTCTGGCACAGTTTCCATCGAAGGACTTAAGATGCCATCCACGGACGGCGCCCAACACCAAGTGATCAGGACAGACGGCGCCGGGAACCTATCATTCTTCAGTTCACCCATTCTTTTCGACCAAACATTAATAGACGATGGCACGGCCACCCTCACTGCGACTTCGGCATACCAGACCATAGATTCCTGGGACCTCAGCACCTACAGGAGCGCCAAGTACCACATACAGATCTCAGACGCCACGGCGGACAGGTACAGGTTGATCGACGCCACGGTCACTCACGACGGATCTATAGCATATATAAGTGTTTTTGGTGGTGTGGACAACGGCGATGCGGACGGGTCCAGCGTTTATGACACCATGGATCTCAACGCCATAGTTGCGGGCGGCAATATTGCCCTGCAGGGAAGATTAAATAACACTAACAATCACGTGATCAAATTCGTGAGGAGATTGATTAAGGTATAATGGCACAACAGACACTGAACATAGGAGCAACGGCCAATGATGGCACAGGTGACACGCTACGCGTGGCCATGGACAAGGTCAATGACAACTTCGATGAGATATACGCCAGTCCCATCATCAGCGATTTCATAACCATCACCGGCAACGAGATAAGAGCCAACAGGTCCAATGATGACCTAGTGTTGGAACCATCGGGCACGGGTGTGGTCACAGCACCAGCACTTACCATAGACTCCAACATCAACATTACTGACAACGCAATCAAGACCACGCAGTCCGACTCCGATCTTATTTTAGATCCAAACGGATCTGGCAGTGTTGTGATCGCCAAAGTGGACATCAACAGTGGTTCCATTGACAACACAGTGATAGGGGCCAACACAGCCGTGGCGGGCACATTCACCACGCTTACAGCCAACACATCGGCCAGCATCGACGGTGTTGTGATCTCAGACAACACAATCACCACGACGTCAAACGCAGACCTTGAATTGACAGGTGCAGGCACGGGCACGGTTTCCATAGAAGGATTGAAATTCCCAACGTCAGATGGGACAACGGGCCAGTTCCTCAAGACAGACGGCGCGGGCAATCTAGGATTTGCGACTGCCACTGCTACGCTCAGCCATTCAGACATCAACGACAACACCTCAACAGTGGCGTCTTCCGCGACCACAGTGATAGACACATTCGATTCAGCCACTTACAGGAGTGCCAAATACTACATCTCAATATCAGACACCACCAACGACAGGTACGAGATGGTGGAGGCCAACGTGGTGCATGGTCCCAGTGCTGACAGCACGACAGAGGCCTACATCACGGTGTTTGGCGAACTGTCGAATTATTCCAGTGACGGTTCAACACTTCCTATAGCACAATTCTCAGTTGATGTGTTGAACGGAAACGTGAGGTTGAAGGCCACAAACATCACTAGTGATAGCACTGTGTTCAAGTTCCAGAGGACAACAATAGACTTATAATGTAAAGTAGTTTAAACTACTGACAAACCACATATGAGAAGGAACAACAGAAGACCACAGCATAGATCACCGCGATCAGAGATCGCAAGGTTAGAGGAACAGCTCAAAAGGACCACGGATCCGGTTGATCGCGAGGGCATAAGACAGCACATAGAACACTGGCAACGCACCCAGAACGACAGGCGCTGATCTCCAATAAATACCCGTGTAAGGAGTAAGATCAATGGCAACACCGGTGTGGACCACCAAGTCAGGCAAACTGGCCACGTTCAACGAGGACAGTTCGTATTCGCTACAACTGGAGGCGAATGACCCAGTAGCACTAGGTGATTCAACGGCCATAACTTACTCAGTGATAGCAGGAAGCCTGCCCTCGGGCATGAGGGTCACATCAACAGGACTACTGACGGGCACTCCGGCCCAGGTTGCCAAGAGAACTCTTTACACCTTCGTCGTGCGAGCCACGGCCGGTGCCCAGATCACGGACAGGACCTTCAGCATAGACATAGAGGGACAGGACGCACCTGTTTTCACCACGGCATCGGGACAACTACAGTTGGATGATTCCACACGCGTGGGACTGTACTGGGTGTTGGATGGCGAGTACGTGAACTTCCAGTTCCAGGCCACGGACATTGACACCAGGGTGGGAGGTGAGATAAAATTCGAGGTGATTTCGGGAATACTACCGCCGGGACTGACTCTGCGAGAGGATGGATTGCTTTCGGGCACATGCCAACTCACGGATGACTACTTCGAGGATTCCACGAGGCAGATAGCAATGACCTTCCCTATAACGGTTAGGGTCAGTGACAGCACAACAGTCACAACACAAGAAAATTCGATCTACGTCTACTCTGCGGCATACTGGAATGTGAACAATCCAAACATCACCGTGGACATGACCGAGATCAACAATTTCCCGATCACTATGGATCACACATCACAGAGGAGACCGGTGTTCCTCACGGACAGCAACCTTGGCACTTTCAGGCATGACAACCAGATGGTAATCAAGATAGACGTGGATGACGCGGACTCCACCGGCAATGACCTAGTGTACTCTAAAGTGGGAGGCACACTGCCCACAGGTCTACAGGTCGATCCCAACTCAGGTGAGATATATGGCTTTCTACCTAGACAGGGAGCGGTCACAACGGATTATTCATTTACTATAAGGGCCACGAGGACCATGCCTACTGGACAATTAGTCTACACCGACCAACTTTTCACCATGACCGTGCTGGGAGAGATAGACATAGGTGTGTCTTTCACTACTCCCACAAATGTGGGCACACTGACAGCAGACATACCAAGCACACTATCTATACAGGCCAAGGCGGACGAGCCAAACAGGGTGTTATCTTATTCAGTCACAGGTGGGGCACTACCGACTGGCATTACACTTTCACCACTGGGCAACCTGGTGGGTATCATAGACCCCAGCGACTTCACGGACTCCACGAGGACTTTCACATTCACTGTTACAGTAAGTGACCAGTACCAGACTTCAGCGGCCACGAAGGAGTTCACTGTGACAATCAACATACCTTACACCACCATAGAGTACGGAAACTTGATGGGACATGCCACATCATTCATAGACCAGAACATATTCTACAACATAGCACAGGATCCCAACATCAACTCGCCGGAGGAGATCTATAGACCAGAAGACCCTAACTTTGGCATGAAGTTGAGGCCCGAGATGCTGATGATGGCGGGTGTGGAGGCACAGACGCTGACCACTTTCCAGAATCAGATGGAGTTGAACCATGCACCCATAACACTGTGGTTCGGCAACATCAAGACAGCGGTGGCCAAGCAGAACGGCACAGTTCTGTATGAAGTTGTGTACATCGACATGGTAGACCCTTTCGTGAACAATGACGGGGTTGAAACGGGTGCCACAACGATTCGCCCAAACGCCGTAGAGAACATGAGGGACAGAATCAAAGTGCTGGGTCATGACGAGTGGACCTTCCTACCACTGTGGATGAAGACAGAGCAGGCGGGCGACCGAGGACCACTGGGATACATCAAGGCTGTGCCCATACTGTACTGCAAGCCAGGAACTTCCGCCAAGTTTAAGAAGAGAATAGAGGACTTGAAGTTGGAATTCAAGAACATAGATTTCATCATAGACAGGTACACTGTCAGCAAGAGCAAGGTATCTCCGATTTCGTTCATTGGTGATGGTTCAACACTGTCATTTGAGTTGAACGAGATAATTCACGAACAAGATATTTTGGTAAAAGTTGGCTCAACCACACAGACACGCGACGATACCGGTGATGGCACAGATTATCATCTCACCCACGATGTGGCAAATCAACGAACCACCATTGTTTTCAATATCGCGTCAGTACCCGCAAACGGAGATGTTATCAGGGTGGAGAGATTGAACGATAAATATCTAAGATTTAGGGACATAATATAATGGCAAGCAACATAGTACCAGGAAACATTGACGGAACATATCCGGTGGCCGGACAGGACAACAGTTCACAGGGCTTCAGGGACAACTTCAATGCGATCAAGAACAACTTCACGGAGGCCAAATCCGAGATAGAGACACTACAGTCTAACAAGGCCAATCTCAACGCTTCAAACGACTTCTCCGGTAACATAGTATCAGACGCTGAATTGAAAGACAACTCAGAGACGGTGTACGCACATGGTTCCATAGACGGAACTATCACACTAAACCATGAGAACGGACACTACCAAACACTAACGACATCAGGAACAATCACGTTGGGTTTCTTGAACATGCCCGCATCAGGCAAACTGGGTAGGATCATACTGGACGTCACAGTGGCCTCAACAGCACACACAATAACAATACCATCTAATGTTTTAGTTTCCGGTAACGTGTCAGGCGGTGACGGCAGTTCGGACACAATCACTGTGCCCACTTCAGGCAGATACCTGTACGAGTTCATGAGTCCAGATGGTGCAACGACCATACTGATGCATCAGTTGGGCAACAACTACATCTAATAGGAGGTAGTGATGTATTTCCATCCATTACAAGAAGAGATAGCAAACATGAGCGAGGAGGACATCTCTAAGCGCATCAAGGAACTGTCGAGGAAGGTGGCTATAGCGAGGCGTGGAAGGAATCCTGAGATGCTGGCCAATCTACAACAGGCACTCATGACCTACCAGAACGCCATCCGAGAGAGAAGGTTAGAGGAATGGCACAAGAACAACAAGAAGTTAAGGAACGAACCAGATATCGGCGACCTCATCAACATCGACTAGTAAGTAAACTAGATGTCAAGCAGTTTCACCTGGAAGACCCGATTCAAATCAATAATCATAGTCGATGGCGAGTTATTTCCTAACGAGTACAAGGTTGAGATATCACTTACCCCACACACGGCAGATCTCAAGGAACAGACAGCATACTTCGACAGGCTCAAGAACCTTTTCGAACAGGTTTTCGCCAACACCGTGACGACCTGGCGTGAAGAGAAACTGTATTCGGTACTCAGACAAAACAGCACTAACCGTTTTATTGAATTACCAAGACCGCCCTATGACCAGATCATGGCCGCGGTGTGCTACTGCAAGGCCAACAGCATCTTGGACAGCAAGATCATCATAGAGAAGATCGCACTTAGTTCATGGCAAGGCGATGGTATTACCTACACGGTTGACAAAGACAGCACAGAGCTTATACTGTTAGATAGGCCTGACTGGTTCTCCGAAGAATACAGCCAGTTCGACCCATGGTGGTTGAGGCCAGACACGGCGACATATGATGAAGAACTTGACAAGGGCATATACACAGGACACTTCAGTTGGACGAACCAGAAGATCGTCGTTGACAAACAGCACCAAGAACATGCTAAAATATTCGAATTCAACCCAAAGGTGCTAGATGGCGGAAAAGACAAAGACAAATGATCATGGCGACGTTATCTTCTCAGAAGAGGATGCTATCGATCTACTGTACACCAATCCAGACTTTGATATATCGAAACTGTTCTTCGAGAATACGGAAAAATACTCGGCGGCATTAAAAGAACTTGGGTTGGATCTCCCAACCATAAACACCGCACCGGACAGAGAATCTGTAGCAGAATTTGACAACAAAAATATCAACAACTGGCACATGCCGGAGAAGTATTACCAAATCAACGTTCTCGAATGGATGTTGGAACGATGCCATAACGACGCAGAGAAATTGCGTGTGCAGATGGAATACGACCTCTTCGAGAAGAAGAAGTTCGTCCGGGTGCTACAATTCCTGATCTACTTCGTGGACACACTCAGGGCCAACAACATAGTGTGGGGTGTGGGCAGAGGCAGTAGCGTAGCCAGTTTCTGCTTGTTCTTGATCGGAGTACACAAGATCAATCCCCTGCTGTACAATTTGGACATCACCGAATTCTTGAGATGATAAGTAATCAATATAGGAGCATATTAAAATGGTAGCAAGACCCACAAGAAAAAGAATGTACAGGACCATGCAGGGACGCATGGTAGACATAGAGAAATTGCGAGCGGCCAACGAGAACGTACAGGCAGTCGGAAACATGAACGTAAATGCACGTGGAGACATTTTAGGACCAGGTGGACAGATAGCGACCAAGAAGGAAACAATTATTAAAAAGTACTACGAACAACCTAGGGGTATGGTTGACGACACTCCAGCCAGAGCCAAGCCCGCACCAGCACCGAGGACACCACCAAAACAGACCGTGCAGACCATGACCCCTGTCACCAAGACAGAAGTCAAACAAAAACCAGCACCAGAACCCGTTGTTGCACCCAAGGTTGAGGCAGAACCCACACCGGTCGCAACATTTAAACCCAAAACAGAGACCGCAGAGAAAAAAGGCATAGACGCCGCTCTTGACGGACTGGAATAAATCTGCTAACATAGTCCAATATGGGACAAATAGAAAACTTACAAGCAAAGGGATTTGGATCACACGGTGGCAAACAGTACACCGTTGACTACGACATCACACCACTCAAGAAGCGTGTATTAGTTTCTAACATGCAGTTCGGAGCCACAAAAACCAAAGGTGGCATAATTCTGATGGATGACGACGGCACCGAGGCGGGAATACATCCACGTTGGGCCAAGGTATACGCAGTGGGTGATCAACAGGACGACGTCCAAGTTGGACAGTGGGTACTGGTAGCACATGGCAGATGGTCGAGGGCACTCAAAGTCAAAAAGAATGATGTGGAACTGGAGGTGAGGATGATAGACGAGAATGACATCCTGTTGCTTTCAGATGAGGAACCAGACTTCAACAACAGGCAGGCCGGCTACATCAACACAGGCGGCATAAGACAGATGACTTCACTGCCGGGCAATGACTAAAGCAATCAAGGTAGAAATTAAAAAGTTAGTAACAATGGCGGACATAGGGCTAGGTGTAGAACGTCCTTTGAACAAAGAAAAGAAGGCCTGGATAAAATCACTAACGAAGATCAAGACACAGAAACCCATACTGGTGGCGCCCATAAAGGATTCGGGATACTATATATTACTGGATGGCTGGCACAGGGTACAAGCACTCAAGAAACAAAAGAAGACAACAGCAGTGGCGATACGAGTGCCCGTCGCACAGGGCCTACAACTGGCAAAGGCCAACAAGATCCTCAGAGATGTAGACAGAAACAGCAAATTCAAGTTAAAAGTGTCCGGTTTGATCAATGATTGGGCGCAATCACAAATTGACAAATAGCCGATCCGTGCTATAATTTAAACATGATACAGCGTTTTGGCTTCTGTTGCAAATGGCTCAATGACGAGTCGGAGTTTGGCGGCATGAAAGTCAATGCCAAGGACAGAGATCTCAATGGTAGATCAACCACGATGCGTTGGTTACGTGAACACAAGGACGAAGCCGAACAGCGACAGTGGGACATCATGACACACAACACCACGGCCGCACGTAGACTCATAGAACGTGTGGGCACACTGCCACCCAATAGAAGGATGGTGAGGCTGGGTTCAGAAATGCTACAGGGCTACACCGAGAAGGACTGGAAGTCATGGTGGCAACAAAAAGACATACAGGATCATTTACAGAATTTATTCGCACCCGTGGGTGAGATGGCACGTAAGTTAGACGTCAAGGTCTCGTTCCATCCAGGACAGTTCTGTGTGCTGGCGTCAGACACACCGGACATAGTTGACAGAAGCATAGAAGAATTCGAGTACCATGCGGACATGGCAAGATGGATGGGCTTCGGCCGATCATTCCAGGATGGTTGCAAGATCAACGTACATATTTCAGGTCGTCAAGGACCAGACGGAATCAGGAAGGCATTGCCCAAATTATCACAGGAAGCAAGGAACCTGATCACTATCGAAAATGATGAGATGGGTCATGGACTTGAAAAAAGTCTAGAACTGGAAAAGGACCTAGCACTGGTCCTAGATATCCATCATCATTGGATCAGAGACGAGGAATACATAGAACCCACGGACGACAGGGTCAAACGTGTGATAGATTCATGGCGTGGCCAGAGACCCAGTATGCACTATTCTTATTCAAGGGATGAACATCTCGCAGTGGCAGGACTTGGCGATCGTACACACACAGAGATGCACGACATCAAGATGTTGTTGGAGCGTGGTTGCAAGAAACAGAAACTGCGGGCACACTCAGATCTATTACCAAACAGAGCGGTCAATGACTGGGCACTAAGTTTCTCAGAAAACTTCGACATACAGGTGGAGGCCAAAGGTAAAAACATGGCCTCGGAACAATTATATAGACAAGCGAAGGAAACTTCTGTAATATAACACATATGAAAGATTTATGGGTAGAAAAATACAGGCCTAAGACTCTGAAGGAGTACGTGGTCAGAGACGACGCACAACGACAACAGATACAATCTTGGATTGATGAGAAGTCCATACCACACTTGTTGTTATCAGGAGCACCAGGCGTGGGCAAGACCACACTGGCCAAGATGCTGTTCCATGAACTGGATGTTTCCAGTTATGACATCTTGGAGATAAATGCTTCGAGGGAAAACTCCGTTGATACCGTGCGTGAGAAGATCAACAACTTCGTACAGATCATGCCATTTGGTGCTTACAAATACGTACTATTGGATGAGGCGGACTACATGAGTCCAAACGGACAGGCCGCACTGCGTGGCGTGATGGAGGCTTATCACACTTCAGCAAGATTCATACTGACCTGCAACTATCCCAACAGGGTCATACCAGCACTTCACAGCAGATGCCAGGGCTTCCACATGGAGACAATAGACAAGACGGAATTCACTGCCAGGGTCGCGGAGATCTTGATAGCAGAGAAAGTGGACCAAGACATAGACACACTAGATACGTATGTGAAGGCAAGTTACCCAGACTTAAGGAAGTGCATCAACATGGTGCAACAGAATGTCAGGGATGGCAAGTTGATGCCACCAGCCAAGGGCGATAGTGGTCAACAGGACTACAGACTGGAGATGGTGGAACTGTTCAAGCAGGGCCGGATACAAGAAGCACGTAAACTTGTCTGCGCACAGGCCAGACCAGAGGAGTGTGAGGAGATATACAGATGGCTCTATGACAACCTGGAACTGGTGTCCAAAGATGAGGACCAGCAGGACAAGGCGGTGCTGATCATCAAGCAGGCGTTGGTTGATCATTCGTTTGTCGCTGACCCTGAGATAAATTTAGCCAGTTGCATGATAAAACTAGCGAGGTTACAGAATGGGTAGCAAACACAATAAGAAGAGATACTTCTGTGTGAAGTACATAATAAAAGCAGACAAGAAGTTCGATGAGTTCGTTGAACTGTCAAAAAAGAAGATAGGCACAGGCAAAATGAGAGAATACACAGTGGTTTTGGATCTCATCAACAAGCAAGTGATCAAGAATGAACTACCAGGCATACCTGTGGCCCAGAGGGATGAAATCCCATTCGAACGCATAGAACAGCACTACCGTCAGTGGTACGCTGATGCTATGGATCAGTTCGTCAAATAATCACGCACAAACACGTCGGAGATAGGCCAGTTGGGTGGCCTTGAACACCTTCCTTAGTACCCTTCTCCTCCTACGATCCTTCTGTTTCCGTATCTTGAGCCAGTCCTGATTCAGCATGTACATCTTGACTCGCTTGTCGAATACACGCTTCTTCCTCATTAGTTTCCACAGTTTGCGTTGGAACAGTGGTCGCAGTTGTAGGCTCTGATATGGTAGCATAGGGCTCCTCGTAGGTTGTGTTGGATTGTGATTTGATGTGTCTCTGTAGTGGACTCATGTACAAATACTTACTATCAAATTACCAGATAAACTATGCATATTTTACAACACAGACTTTTAAGATAAATAACACTTGCTATGCATGACGTCCTAGACATAATCCGAAATGTACAATCACTATACGCAGTGGGCCCTACGCTATCGATACTGAAGGACTTCGAGCGTGTTATAGACGAGTTGGACGTGTACGTGTTCAAGAACTGGGAGGATGGCGAATTGTTAACCGGTCCTGTTGATTCAAGACACTTCGTCACGTGTTCATTCATGTGGCCAGCAGACAAGATGCCTGATCCAGCGGGAGGTCAAAGATTGCTGGACAGAGGATGTAAAGTATTTTATAAAAGAGACGAATTATTAAAACCGAGACAGATCAAAGGGCCAGAGGACTACAGGCCCGGCACGACTAAAGGTAAGATCGACAGCCATGATATTTGGGTGGTGGAGATCAGGATGCCTAAGGAACTGATCGGTAACTTCAAGCATGGTAAGGACGAGATTGAGAGCCAGGACGAAACGGACATGGCTTCAGGAGATCTAAATAGTTTATAATGACATTTCTTAATGAAGGACTGAAGGCCGGAGACCTAGACGGAGTCGTAAGCAAACGATTCTCGGTGGACCAGTTCAAGAGCAAGATGGGTGATGACCGTAACATCATGGTGCTGGCATTCTCGGTAGACGGACAGGCACCTGCCAAGGACCTAGAGAAATTCGCGGAGACCGGATACAAGGAAGTGTTGGATGCTGACGCGACACCAGGCACGCTGGAGGACGGCAAGCACAGGGTGTTCGTGGAGTTCGCCAGAGTGGAGAAGGTGGACAGGGACATCAGGAAGTTCCTAGACGATCTCGCAAAATTAACAAACATAGACACATTCGAATTCACGTACCACAAGGACCCAACCCCTTTCGAGGCATCTGCCAAGAACCTAGCGGACATACTGCCAAGGACACCCATAGCATACACACAGAAGATACAGGGCATGAGACTGGGTGAGGTCAAGACTTTCTTCGACAAGTTCCAGATGATGGAATTCAAACTGGACAACAATATTGTGGAGATAAAGAAACAGAACGCCGACACACTGAAGTTCGAACTACACGCGTTCGGCACAACCAACATGATTATGAACGAAGTCAAAGCATTCAGACTGGACGAGTCAGCGATCAGTGAGTGTATATGGCTGACCAAGTACTTCGGACCATATCAGATAACCAAGACGACAGAGGACAGATTCATTTTCAGCAAGGGAGGGGAGTCCGCTCTGTTAAGTAAATGTGGATGGTAAAGTTAAGTCAAAATTTCACGATACAGGAATACATCAAGAGCCAGACGGCCTTGAGACAGGGCATCGACAACACCCCCACTGAGGAACACATGGGCAACGCCACGGCGCTGTTCAGGAACGT